GACTCCACCAGCATCATTCCGATGCCGCCGATGATCACTGAGCCGGCGAAGCCCTGCTTGATCAGTTCCCCGGCCACGCCGATCGGGGTGGGGTTGTACGCATCGGTGGCGGCGCACAGGGCGCAGCTCGGCGGGCCGTCAGCGTTGAAGGAGATGCTGACAAGTTGCCCCTTCTGGATATCACTGCCGGTCGCCGTGGCGTCGATTACGGACTGAGAGAATCCTGTGTTGACTGGTCCCTGCGCTGGTGCGTACATGTGGGTCTCCTTGATGAATCACCTGGGGAGGATTTCTCCCCCCCAGGCGTGTAGTTGATTTAGAGGCTCTGCGAAGAGATGCCGCCGATGCCGTCGAAGAGAACCTTCGTCAGGTCAACGTCGGTCGAGGACGCGCCGAGCGCGATCCCCACCACCTTGGTGACGGTGGTCCCGCCGCCGGCGGGGCTGCTCGCAACATCAAGGTTCCCGGCGTGGTCGCCGCTTGCCTGAAGTGCATTACCAGCCGCGACCTCAGAGTCGCAAGTTGCCTGGAACACACCGCGAACACCGATGCGGCCCTGTGATCCAGCAGTTACATCTTCGAGAGCGATACCCATGAGGACGCCCGGACCGTTGACGGCAGCGGTCGACTTAGTGCAAGCCGCGAAGCCTTCGGAGGCCAGGGTGAACTCCACAAGGTTCCCCTTGGAGAGTGCGTCCGTGCAGGTGATCGTCACGATCTCGGACTTGAATTCGAGGCCAGCCGGCCCCTGAGTGAATGAGAGAGACATGTCTAGTCCTTCCTTTCCTGATTAGGAGGCGTGGGTGGCCGGAGCGATGATTCCGTGACGCTGACGCGAACGGGCCATCAAGTTCCACCAACAGTCGCACAGGACGATGGAGGTGTAGGGCTGGTTCGGGTGACGCATGACGTCGCTCTTCTTGAAGAAGTGGTTCCCGTGAAGCACGACGTTGAGATACTCACCGTTGACGAAGTAGTAGCGCGGTCCCTTGACGTTGGTCGTGGCACCGTTCTCACTGTCGTTGGAGTCGTACTCGTTACTGGGAGTCCCATCGGAATCAGCCGGGTACAGCTTCGCGGTGTCGAGCTGCGAGATGTACCGCAGCGGGATACCAGCGTAGGTGGGCTGGGCGTAGGCCGGATCCTGGGGCGACACCAGACGGTCGTTGGCGTCACGGAGCGCGTCGGTGTAGGCGTTGAGACCTGCACGGGACGAGAGGATCATCTGCTGGGCCATGGTCGCGTTGTCGAAGTACTCCGAGAACTGCGCCGGCGCGGTGTACTGGCACTTGAGGAACATGTCATCAAATGCGTTCAGGAAGCCACCGGACGGAAGCTGGTCAGCATCACTGACCGACCGGGTCGTGGCGTCGGTCTGTGCGGTGACGTCGTTGCAGGAGACAGACGAGGTCGCGTTGCTGTTTGCAGCAGGGGCGCCATCAGTCGCCTGGTAGAACGTGACCTGGTTCGACCAACGGGGGTTTGCGAACGGCTCGATGCCCTGGACGTCGGTGAAACCGAGCGGCATACCACCGCCACGGAACTCTCCGAGCTGGGTCTCAGCGGAGTTCACGATGATCTCGTTGACGAGAAGACCAAGGGGGAAGGGCTGCGAACCAGCCGCGTCACCGATCTCCGCAGCGTCAGCGACGGGGTTGGCGAAGAGGGACTTCTCCATACCGTTGACCAGGGAGGTGGTCATCCGCTGTTCCTTGACGCGCTTGAGACGCTTGTACACACCCTTGATGCCGTCCCGGCTGAGACCCTCGCCGGCGTTCAGCTCGATCTCATGATCGGTGAAGGCCATGTGGTCAACAGCGAAACGCCAGGGGGCGGTGGTGGTGTCCAGCACGTTCGGGTTCCGGTAGCTGAACGTCGCGTTCGGCTTGTAGAACTCGAAGGTGTTGGAGGAATCGAGCATCAGGGCGTCCCTGATCTCGGTTCCGGTCTGAATGTTGATCCCCTGCGGTCCGCCGGCGAGGGCGCCCCAGAGGTAGTTTCTCTCGACAGCTTCGTTGACGAGAACTTCAGGCCCGGTCAGATACGCCGGACCAGTTGCCGCGATGAAGTCGGCAAACTTGGAAAGTGCAGTACCAGCCATTGTATGGCTCCTTATGAGTGGAGCCGCGTGTCATCAGCCCTTCCAGTCACCCAGGATTCCGTCGAGAATGCGGTCTTCCTCCTCTTCGGGAGTCAGGGGCTTCTCGGGAACGGGGGTCGCGCTGGGTGGTGTCATCTGCGGCTCCTTGGGCTTCGTGGCCTCAGGCGCCGGCTTGATTTCACCGAGTACTTCCTTGGCGGCTGTTTGGATGAGACTCGCGACGGATTTGTGTGAACCTGGAGACCGTTCCCCGATCGCGTTCGCTTTGGCGACGACCTTCTGTCGATCCTCGGGGGACATCCCACCTCGGGCGACGGCTTCGTCTCCAATTGCGTAAGCGACCGCTTCGCGGATCTCCGCCTCCTGCCGGATTTGCTGGAGAGAGCTTTCGAGCTTGGTTAGCTGCGATCGGGTCTTCTTCAGCGGGTCCGCCAGTTCGTCCCCGAACATCTCGGCGACTTGTCCCAGGTCGTCATGGTTTGACGCCTCGGGGTTCGCATCCGTCTCGGTGTTGCCGCTCGTCTGCGCTTCATCGGCGGTGTTGCCGCCATTCTGTATATCGGATATCTGCTCCCGGAGCTGGCGCATCTGCTCGGAAAAGGAATCAACATCCGTTTGGCGCTTGGCGGCCTTGGATGCCCATTCTGTCACGGCCTCGGCGCCGAACTTCTCGGTCAACGCCTCGATGAACTCCGGGGGCACGTTGTCTCGTTTCAGTACCGAATCGACGTCAGGCGACTCGGTCGAGGGTGCTGACTCTACCTCGCCGGCAGGGGCAGCACCCTCTTCCTCGTCGCCTTCATCCACCTTCGGAATGTCCGTAGGTTCGGTCATGGTCTGGGTTTCAATGTCATCACCCAGGATGCGGTCGAGGATCGCATCATCGTTCTGCTCGTCTTGGCTCTTCTTCGGTGTCTCGTCCATGAGATCAATCCCTCTTCAAATCGTGTCGGGAGGACAGCTCCTTCTCATGCCACCGACTGGTCACGATGGGCTGCCCTAGCTTGTTGGTTTCCGCTCCCTTCATGTTTCGAGGAAGCGATTTGGATACATATGGATACCCGTGTGTACGGTTTTCGATATCTGCGGAAAGTTGCGGAATATCGACTAAACGGCGGTACATGTCGCCGTCGATCTCGATCAGTGACCCGATCGGTGGTGCCTCGGCCATCGGGAAAGTCTTCTCGACGATCTGTCCGGTCGACTCCGACTTGAACGTGTACGACGCCATCAGACCGATGCCCCCCCACCGCCGCTGCCGAGTCCGGACATCGCAGCGGACATCAAGCCACCGACATCTGCGGAACCGATGTTCACACCACCAGGCGCGCCCGCAGCCGGAGAGGAGGTCGGCTGGGGCTGTGCGCCTGGGGTGGAAATGATCTCGCGGAGTGCCGGCATATTGAGCTGGTCCCCGATCATTTCGAGCAGACGGTCCCACTTCACGAATGGCATGGCCGGGATCGCTTGCCCGACCTGCATGACAAGCTGGAGCAGTTCGAGCGCCCGCTTCTGCTGGAGCGCCTCACTGGATCGCTCCAAGGAGTAGGTGCTGACGCGCAGGGCGTAGGAGTCGAAGTCCTCCTCGAACTGCCCGCCCTTGAATGTCGTTCGGGATCCGAAGCGGTGCATACTGTCGGCACCCAGTCCGATCTCGATCTCGTCGCCGTGGTACATGTACCAGCCGACGACGTACATCAGGTTATCGATCGCATCCGCGAAGGACCGCTGCAACCAGGCAATCCTCAGCCCGCTCGATGCCGAGGCCGTCGAGACCTCGGTCGCGGTGGCGTCACCTGTGACCAGGCCCCGGATGACCTCGTTGAGACCGGTCAGCCGATCGAGACGGTCCTGGGTCATGGATGTGTACTGGAGCTGCTGCTGTGTCACCCCACCGATCTCGATCGGCACGACCCGGTCTCGGTCGATGTTCTCGACAGGCACAACGTGGAGGTCGGGCGTCGATGCGATGTCTTGCGCCAACTTGGTCCCTCGGCTGTCCACCAATACCAGCCGGCGGTAGGCGGAGGCAGACGAGTGCATGGACTTGAGGTGCGAGTTCAGCTCGGAAAGCAGGCTCTGCGCGACCGTCATGGTTCCGAGGGGGAAGCAGTCACCCGGGACGGTGTACGCGCCGAAGAGGGCATACGGTCCACTGGGGGGACCATAGAACGGCTCCGGCTCACTGCTGATCACGGTGTAGTAATCGTCGCCAGATGACGCCAGGCGGACGATCGCCCCGTGGTACATCCCGGTCATCTTGAACGACTCCGGGATCTCGGCGTCGGGGATCCACATCTCGGTGACCACGATCTGGCCCCGGTCGGGGATGTTCCGGCCGTGCTGCGAGGAGTAGACCTCGGACTCGTCGGAGTTCGTGACCAGACGCTCGACCGCTTCGGCATCGAGGTATCGGTTGTCCTTGGCCGAGGCGGCCAGGTCATCGATGTCGCAGACGTACTGGTG